CCACTCCATTGCCAGTAATCACCATTCTCATCTCTAAGGTCTTCCTCTTTAATCGCTCTCCAAAGAAAAGCTCTCCACGTTCTAAGGTGTGATGCTGTAAATCTGGCAGATCTAAGATCCTCAAAATTTCTTTGAGGGAAAGAGAATCCTGGTTGTCCAGAGGAGTACACAAAACTGCCCGTGGCTATCCAAACTTGGCTGTCTGAGTACAGATCTTTTACTCTAGAAAATACACCGGAATCCGGAAGAAAATCATCTCCATCAACTTCTATTATAATTTCATTATCGCAGATATCTGGATTATCTCGTATAACCCTATCGAAATTTCCAGCTTGATATACTTTCTTGCCATTATCCTCTAAAATAATAAACCTAGGATCGTCCTTGATAATTTCTTTTACCAGTGCCACAGAGTTGTCTGTTGACATGTCATGAGTAATATAACAAGTAAAATACTCGTGGTCCTGGTCCATGATGGAACGAAGGCATCTTTCAATATACCTTTCAGCGTTATAAAATCCAGTTAGAATAATCATGATTATGGTTTGATATATTTCTTTATTACGTTTTTAGAGTATCCTATCTTTTTTATATCAAGATGTTTGATTGCTTCAAGAGTTATATTACTATTCTCATGTATCCAGCCATTGTCCTCTATACTACTATTAAAGTGCGTGTTTAGTGGTTTGTTCAATACTTTACCTATTTCATGGCATAAAGTGAGAACACTCACAGGCTCAATTCCAGGAATAAGTACTACTTCATTACCTATATTATCCTTGCAATACCTAACAATTTCAACGACATCATCGATATCCATAATAGATCTTTTGACGTTCAACGAGATACTTAGTTGTTCTTCGTTTCGAATAGACTCTGATAAGTTATTCACTAAGGTATTTTTATTTCCAGCGTTACCGACTATCTGTGGAACTCTAAAAATTATAAAAGAAGATGCACGGTCCTCAACTAAAGACTCCATCTCACGCTTATGCGTGTAGTAGGCATTTTTTTTGAACCCTACTAAAACAGTACTAAAGTATAAAAATTTGAAGCCTTTATGTTTTTCAAGAGCATCAAGCAAAGTACGTTTTTCTCTGAGAAAATTTGGGCTGTGCTCTTCTTCTTTAGAGTTCGAGACTCCGGCAGCAAAAACTATACAATCATCAAATTGATCATTGAAAGGAAAAAACCCTTTAGCTACCAGTCCGTTACCTATAATCATTTCATTTTTCTAGCCCAAGAACATCCACCCACTTGCTTAAAATTTCTTGATTGCTAAGTACTTCGGTGACAGGATCTATATTTTCATTTCCATGAAAGGGTATTCCTAAAGAAAAACATTCAGTTGCTACCAAAGAAGCACACTCACTTGCAGAAGATAGATAAACCTCATCTACCTGAGAATACATATTATTCTTATCTGAATACTCTTCGTAAATCACTTTGTTCCCGTCAACCAAAGGGCGAACATTTTCTTCCCAATATAAATCATCGGTTACCAAACCAAAAAGTTTAATCCTTTCAAACCCGTCATCCAACGCTCTTTTGATTGATACGTGGGTTCTTTTATTTCTGTCTATGCTTCCTATAATTCCAGCGACTTTTAGACCTTCATCACCCCTGACGCTCCTCATAATTGTAGGTGTTATGTTGGGAATTACAATGCCTGAAGTTTCATGCCAGTCTTTCTGCGTCTCAGAAACAAAAACAATATCATCCCAAAAATTCTTTGTATGCTTTATCGAGTATAGCTCTTTTTCATGGCACGAGAGAATTACTTTTTTGGACTCTTCCGGTCTGGCTGGAAGCTTCAAAAAATGTACAATTAGACGCTCCCCTTCCTCATTTACAGCACATTGCTGAATCTTTCCGGATTTGCATTTATCTACGTGCCAATCGTGAGGACCGTAGAACGTACAGTCATAACCTTCACTATTCAGAAGATTACATAAATTTATAAACGCCGTTGTAGAACCACCAACGTTAGACCATCCAGATAGTATTTTAATTCGTGACACGACTCAAAAGATTATCGTAGAGATTCATCCTCATATGGATGTGAGTATTTATATTAAATCGTTCGTCCGTGATTTTTTTCAAGTTTTTCCCCATTTCTTTTCGTAAATCTTTGTCTTTGATAAGCTTAGACAATACGGAAACCCACTCGCTTCTAGGATTATCTTTAGAGATGAGATATCCTGTCACCCCATTCACAATAATTTCATCGTAACATCCGCAGTCTGTAGCAACCAAAGGAAGACCATACCTTCCGCATTCCATTAGCTTGATTTCACTCTTACTGTCATTGAAATTGTTCCATTCTAGGGGGGCAATTGCAATATCCATGTTAGGAAACATAGCTCCATATTCAGCAGAACCTAAAGCAGGATAAACACCCCAATTTCTATGGCGAATTCCTCTAGTAAGAAGCTTCTCGTAGTTATCCCATACGTCCTGTTGCCAATCTCCTTTCTCGCCTTTCTTGAGAGGAGGTCTGCCAAAGAATCTCCAATTTACATTTTCAGGGCCTACTTTAGCATTTACCCCCATTGCAACTCCTGGAACCTGTAAAAGATCCTGTTCGTGGTGAATCCCACCGACCCATCCAATCCTGCACGGAGCCTTCTTTGGGCTAGGAGGGACAGGTATGTTCCACCCGGGAAGGTCGTAGTCAATTGCATTTTTTATTACTACAAGAGTTCCTCTTACAAAAGGTGCAATTCTATCTGCAAATTTCTTCTGAGTTACAGATACCAAATCAGAATTATGATATAAAGTTTTAGTAAGATCGTCTAATCTATTATTCTTGTACAGCTTTTCAAGTCTATGACCTGCATAAAGATCCGTAAGAAGATCATCCGTATCATAATGAAAAAACTTTCCTAACTCTTTGGATTTTTGTATAAGGTCTATCATGTACTTTGCTCCAAAATTAGAAATATTTTGGGTGAAAATAACATCCGCTTTACTCATATTTTCGGATATGTCTGCACCTTCTACTGGTTGCTTAGTCTTATCATCCCACTGCAGAGGATTTAGCTCAAAAATAACTTCAACCTTTTCAGGGAATTTCTCTGCCAACTTTTTCATCGGCATAATAATACGATAATAACTACATCCACCATGATTGGCGGGCACAGCTAATATTTTGAGTTTTGTACTCTCGCTAAAAAATTTCGTCTCTTCCATATCTTAAAAAATAGCCCTCCAAGAAAACTTAGAGGGCATAAAAAAAAATTAAATATAAAACCCTTTGTTATTCGCCCAATCCCTTCAAATGAGCGAGATAATCCTCATCGTCTCCAGAAGTCTCAGCAGGGCTAGGTGCCACTTGCTCAGTTCTCATTACCTCAGAAACTACATCATCCCCAGTAATTTGTGCCGCAAGTTTCTTTAGATCCTCGTAAGAAGCTACCTTCACCAAACCTTGGATATCATGTAATGAATCCATCCACGTCGCAACCTCCGAAGGAGTACCTGCTTCTGATTTTTTTGGTTTTGGAGCCGACTTATCGTAGTTTGGCCATTGCCCAGACTTGTCTTTGAAAATCTTGAAATCATTTCCAGTCTTCACATCCGTAATATCTCCGTAGTCCTCATCGAAAAAGCAATCCAAAATCTTACCAAAGAGTTTTACTCCCATGGACAGAATTTTTACTTCTCCAGTTGTTCTCTCTACGGCATTCAAATAAAACCTCTTTCTTGCCTTGATCTGTCTGGCAATTCCCATGTTCCCTTCGTCCTTCGTATTCCAAAGTTTGAAGCTTAGGTCGCATAAAGGGCAATCGTCACCTTTTACACGAGGACAGTGATAGTTTCTATCGTTGATTCTGTGGATTCCAGTTTCCGCGTAAAACTCCTCATCGGAATCTTTTGCGGGAAGGATTCTAACGAGAGTCTCACCTTCTTCGGTCATAATAAATTTCTTTAGAAACTCCGAAGAATCTCCTCCAGGGACTTTATTAATCTGATTATATTTTTTTCTTAGTTCTTCAATGTTTACCATTTTTTTATTCTTGTTATAGCTAGTTTATTCTAGTCTTTTTATTAAAGTTCATGCAGCTTGGTTTCTGCACGTTTATTTGCGGAAATTTGTACAAGCATGCTTTGCTGGTGTTGGAGTGAGTCTACGATATTTTTCGCCAAGTTATACCTGTTTTCCGCCTCCAACAAAGCAACCCTCATATCAATCAAATCGGGAACTGTCTGAATATAGGCGGCAAGAGCTCCTTGCGTTGCCTTAGTTCCTTTTTCTAGAAGTTCTTTTCTACGTTTCTCCATGACAATTGCCTCAGACCCCTCCAACTGAAGAGATTTCAAGTCCTTGATTTTCTTAGCATAAGATTGAACCGATGCAAAGTATGAAGAGTTTGATGAGTGTTTCAGGAGAGCTTCTCCTAAATTTGATTCGTCAAGACCGAGGTACTTAGAAGAAATTTCTAAATACTTGTCTTCTAAACTGTTGTATGTTTCTTTAATTTCGTTACTTATCATTGCTAAAAATATATTGGAATAGTTCCGGATTTAGTCCTGCTAAGAGCATTACCATGTTAGATGAAGTGGTAGTTAAAAACTCGTTACCCATTGTTGGCATATCATCATCGTGTCCAAGACCAAATATTTCAAACCCTACGTGAAAAATCTCGTGCAGTAAAGTACTTTTATAATCCTCTGTACCTAGACTTGGATCCACAGTAATCAAGGATTTGTGCATTTCCACGCACCCATAAAGATCATCCTTTTTTAGGGATTTCTGTACAATATCAAAAGTTTTAATTCCTACGTACAAAGTCATAGGGTGTATCAATTTTTTTTGTCTTGGAACCATTGTTATGCTGTTTGAGACTGGCTAATAGTAAGCATGTCATAGTTTATATCTAAAGGGACAACAAATTTAGATGTTCCATTTCTAGACTTTATTACGTATGCCCGTGCTTTTCCGCTGTCGAACTCTTGTTCTGACTGATTGATAGAGAATACTAAATCACAAACTCTGGTCTTTCCGTAAGAATCTGCAAGCTCAGTATCTGTAATGATAGAAACTTTCCTACCTTCTCTATTGGTTTGGGTAGCTGTCCACACTAGGCATTCATTCTCGATTGCTAAGCCTCGCAATTCTTGTGCGAGTCGTTCTTGTGCCTGGTACTCCGCGAGAGTAGCATCCGTAACTAAAAGCTCCAAGTAATCTATCATTATCACATCCGGAGAGAAATTTTCATAGTTTCGAAGTTGAACGAGGAAGGCTCTGATAGCACTTATTGTAGCTCTTTTAGTGGGAAATTCTTTTATCCTAAGACCTCCCAATTTAGTCCCACTGGAGGAACTAACTTTAGTTATTTCAGAGATTCGATCTTTTACAGAGCTTTCCTTACTCTTTAGCTCCCTTTGCTTTATCCTTGTAAAAATACTATCCAATCTCTGTGCTACACGGT